GTAACCTGTTTGAGCTTCGGGTCTACCATTTTTCCAAATAAAAGTTTTCATTTCTTCTATTAGCCTCTTAGATTGTATTGTTACCCCCTTATCGCTTAAATATTCTTGAAACTTACCTATAACCATAGGTCGGGTTTTTGAGGACATAGTAAAACCAGGAACCATTTTAGAGTGGTCTTGGTATTTGTCAAAATATGAATTAACATTTGAATATTCACTTTTTTGTGAATAATAAACGTTATTATAATTTCTATCTAGTACAGTTTGGATAGTAGCCCACCCTATATTTGCATTTTCTATTACTAATAAAGCTTCATTATATTCAGTAGCTATGCCTACTAATAAATGACCATACTCTTTAGTGCCTATTTGTCCTTTATATTCAGCTACTTGGACATTATTTTCTGTATCCATAACATGGAATGCTGAATAATCTTTACTGTCACCTCTAGATACATCAGCTAATACCATGTAGTCTCTACTATAGTCTGCTGTTTCCCATACCCATAAATTTTGATCGGCGCCCCTCCTTTCTAAAGGATCTTTAATAAATGATTTTTCATAATATTCTAAGTATTCAGGGTAAAATACTACATCTCCTGATGTACTAAAATCACAATCACATTCTTGTGCTGCCATTCTAGGATCTCCTAATAATTCATCTTGTTTTTTTCTCCATGCCTCATCTCTTTCGGGATGAACATACCATGGTAACTTTATAGGTAAAAAATCGTTTTGAGATGATTCTGCTCTTGTCCATGTTTGATGAAACCAATTACCTGTACCATAAGGTGTAGATAAAGCTATACACCCACCACCTGTAGCTAGGGTTTGTTGAGCTGAAGCCCATATTTCTCCAATATTATCAATAAAAGCAGCCTCATCAATTAATAGTAAAGATACGGCTTCAGATCTACCAGCATCACTAGATGCAGAAGTAGCTTTTATTTGGGATCCATTTGATAATCTAAGATTTAACTTATTATTTTCAGCAGCATCAATCTTAAGCCATGAAGGTAAGTTTTCATACATAAACTTTACCTTAGTAACCATGTTTTTAGCAGTTTCCTGTTTTGTTGCTATACAAAGTATATTTTTATCTTTATGGAATGTCATTAACCATAATGAGTAACCTGCTCCCAAAGTAGATATTCCTAGCTGTCTAGACTTTAATACAATTGAATATGGATTGTCTCTAAATAAGGTTAATACTTTTTCTTGGAATGGGTATAAATTAAATTGAATGCGTCCACGTTGTGGGTGTTGAATGTAACAATATTTTTTCATAAAATGTGCTGGGTCTTGTGCACATTTAAGGTATTCTTGTCTTATTACTTGTTTTAAGTCTGACATTTTTTAATTTCCAGCTAATAATATAAGCACAATAGCTGCTATACTAGCGGCAATAGTTATTTTATTTTTGCGTTTTTGTTTTTGTAAATCATTTTCTAATTTACTAGTCAATTCTTGGGAAATTTTGACTTGTTCAGATTTAGATGAGATGATAGAATTATAATTATCTATTTGTTGAACATTGGTACTTATAATACTATCTTTCAAAACTATTTTTTGGTCTAAAAGTAAAACTTTTTCTAAAGTAAGAGATAATTCTTTTTTAACTCCATCACCTTCAATAAGGTCTTTAATTATGAGACGTACTATCGGTTCCTCTAAAGATATCTTTGTTGTATCTATTTGCGAAAAACATTTCAAGCTCACTATTACTAAAAGTATCAACAGCGGTAACTTTTTCATTTATTGTGTTTTTTAAAGTATTAATTTTACTATCCTTTAAACCAATTTGAGAGTCTAATTTACTTATTTCTTGATTTAAAGTATCTATTTTAACTATTAACCCACCATTTATTGAATGTAATGAATCAATTTTCAATTTTAAAACTTCTATTTTATTATTATAATCTTCTACATAACTTGTATCTTCTGGTGAGAAAAATAACCAACATGATAAACTAATTACTATAACTAAAGATAGGATACTAAAAATATTTTTTTTAAACGACATCTTTCTCTAATTTATCAACTAAAGATTCTAGTTCTTTCTTTTTAGATGTTTTTGATTTTAAAGTATCTTTAATTTTCTCTTTCTCGGTTTCATCAGCAGCACTATATTTTTTAGCTAATGACTTCATTTCAGTAGTAATATCTTTAAGTGCCTTAACAGCTAAGTCAAGTTTTTTAAACTTACCTTTTGAAGCTTTAGCAGCAGCTACTGCTTTTTTATCGTCTTCATCCTCTTCCTCATTTAAAGCAGATTCAAATTGAGAAGATTGTGTACCACCTGATGGAATTATAATATTATTTGCATCTCTTTCTAATTCACCTACAGATTGAAAAAATCTAAACCCTAGTTCATGTGGTTCGCCTGTTTCTTTATTAATTAACTCATACTTAGCTCTATCACTTCCTACTTTAACTAATCTAAAGATAATATCTCTATTACGTGACAATAATTCTTTAGGAAAGTCCATAGAATCATTTTTTTCGGAAATTTGAGATTTTAATTGAGCTGTTTTTTCAAGTTCCCTATTTAAATCTTTTTGATTTTCAACTTCCTCTTCACTAGCTTCATCAACTGAAGATGTTGATAAATCTGATAGAATTTGCTCTCGGATATATGATTTTAATACTGATGCTTTCATTTCGAATGAGTTTATTATAAATATATAGTAGGTGTGTTCCCCTCAATAAATGCTACCCTTTCCTCAACTGTTAAACGTGGAGGTATTGAAATTACATTCTTAGCTTCTGTACCATAAAACTTAATTACTTGTTTAATAGCAAAATCTATTTCATTCCTATAATCTTCATCTATACAACGTACTCCATTATCTTCTAGTTCAACACCTTCCATTGGGATATAAAGAACATAATCATATTCACTAATAAATCGTTTAGCATAATCCTCAAATAACTTTTTATCTTTAAATTCAATGGAATTAGCTTTTTGAGTAAATGCCATAACATCTATTACAGTCCTATCAGTAATAACATTTTTATTTAATAACTCAGCACAACGTTCAGCTAAAAATACAGTTTGCCCTTTTAAAGTAGAATCTGTATTAAGTGGTATACCTAAATCATTTAAATATTTAGAACGTTCAGTAGCAAATTTATAGTGTTTAAATTTATCTGATTTTTTAAGTGCTTCTACGAGTGTAGTTTTACCTACACTCATTGTACCTGTTAATCCTATTCTCATATTATTGGAAAGAAGCTTTAAATAATGGATTTTTTGCAGGTGGTAAACCTATTCTATCTCTTTGTGTTTCCTTCCAATCATATAGTGAAAGTTGTCTACCATAAAGATAATATTCTTTAGTACCATCAGCTCTAACTATAGCGGGCCCATCCCAATCATGGAGCTTATTATCAAATGTTTTAATAATATCACCTTCAGGGGTTTTAAACTCTCTATAACTAAATCCTGTATCTGTTTTTTTCATATTTTTAAATTATACTTAAATATACGTTAAATATTTGAGGTATCCAAACATTTTAATAAATGCTCTGCTACATATGTTCCTTGTGCCCCACTAACCGTTATACCACGTGCACTTAACGCATCGCCTACAAAGTGTACATCGGGGTATGAGTTTAATGATAAATTAGTGTAATCAACGAGTGGTTCCGGAGATAAATACTTTACTTCCGGCATATAGACACCCCAATCATCTTTAAGTGATGGGAATACTTTTTTCATATCTTCAATAAAATCAACAATGTATTGAGCATATTCACCTAATGAATGATGTAAACCATCTAAACTATCTACTTGTATTGCTGATACATTATTACCTTCAGAAGTTGTAGATGGTATGCGTGTTGGACTATAATATGTACCTGTATTATCTATTTGTAAGTTTTTAACTGCATCTCTAGACCAAACAAATGGATCATCTATACCTTTGATTTCCATTAGTATACCAAAGTTAGTCATATTATTTCTAAATGATTCATCCTTTTTAGCATGACCATTATAGCTATGATCTCCATATGTTTCCTCTACAGCAACATATGCGGCATTATTATTAGTACAAAATGATCTAAGTGATACACCTTCTTTATCAAACTTTTTATACAGTTTAAAATCATAGGATACATCGATAAGTTTTTGAAAGTGATGTTGTGGTGCCTCAAATCTAACACCTATTTGTACTGATTTAGCTTCAGTTGGTAAGTTGTATTGTTCAGCTAATTGCTTACCAAAGTCAATACCAG